AGCAAATTTAATCAGCCGTTTGGGTGGTGGCTCGACTGCTCAAGCATTGGCTAACCGTGTTGGTCAAGCTGGTGCTGGCGCTGGTGTCGGCGTTGGCTACGGCGCTTTACAGCCTACAACTGGCGAAGGCGATTACTTCCAACAGCAAGCCGAAAGAATCCCACAAAACGCTTTATTAGGCGCTTTAACGCCTGCTGCAACAGAAGTTGTAGGCGGTGCTGCCAACTATCTTGGAAACGTGGCTAAAGCGGCTGTGCGGCCTTTTATGGCTAATGGCCCTGAAAGCATTGCAAACGACATTTTGGCTCGTGCTACTGGCGGCAATCTGCCTGCTAACGCAATTAACGAGATTGTCGAAGGCTCCAAGCCCACAATGGCTGAAGTTGCTCAAAATGCCAAAGTCAGCAACTTGCAACGCACTATTCGGGACATTAACCCTGAGCCATTTGTGCAACGTGAACGTGAAAACGCTCAGGCTCGTCTGGACTTGTTTGCTAAAGCATCAGAAAGCCCTGCTGAGTTGAACGCTGCTATTCAGCAACGTGATGCAGCTACAAACGCTCAATTGTCGAATCTTTGGACTAATAAGACTTCTGTTGACCCTAAACCTGTGATTGACAAGATTGAATCTATCTTGAGCGGCCCAGGCGGTGAGCGCACTTCTGTCAAATCAGTTCTTAACGATGTAAAAGCCAAAATCAACAATCCTAACAATACAGACCCCGAATACTTGTACGAGTCTGTTCGTAAGCATATCGGTGACTTGTTAGACCCAATGGCTGCAAAAGAGAATCGTGCTGCTCAACAAGCAAGCTCTCAATTGTTGTCGGTGCGTGATGCTTTGGATAGCGTGATTGACAAGGGTGTCCCTAAAGTTACTGTTAATGGCAAAGACGTGCCAGGATTCAGCAACTATTTGAACGATTACTCTGCGGCTTCTAAAGACATTGATGCTATGAAGCATTTGCAAGGTCTAAAGCTGACTGATAACTTTGGCAATATCTCTTTGACCAAGATCAACACGGCAATTAACGACATTGAGGCGAAAATGAAAGCCCCTGGTGTCAATAAAGCCAAGAATGTTGATATTGACCAGCTTGATGCTTTGCGCTCTATTCGTGCTGATATGCAACGCCAAGGCGAAGTTGGTCGAGGCCGTTCATTGGGTTCTAACACGGCTCAAAACTTGGTGACGCAGAATATGCTTGAGACTGCATTGCCTGGAAAGGTTGGCGCATTGACTTCCATGCTGCCTACTGGAACTTTGAGCGGTGCTTTGGGTACTGGTGCAGGGTTTGCCCTAGGCGGTGTTCCTGGTGCTGCTGCTGGCGGCATGATTGGCGCTGGTATTGGTAAAGGCTGGCAATCGTTGATGCAAACCAAGAACGAAGCAATCCTAGACGCACTTACGCAAAAGTTAATCAATCCTGAAACTTTTAGTATTGCACCGCAGCGTCAAGGGTTAAACTTGATGCGTTTAGCGAATCCTGCTTTGATCGGTGTTGGTGTTAATCAACAATGATATGAATTTAGAAAGCATCTAACATGACATACGGTATCCTCCCAAACGGTAAACAGCAGTTCATTGATTCCAATGGCAAGCCTTTGGCTAGTGGCAAGGTCTATTACTACATTCCTTCGACCACTACTTTCAAAAACACCTATCAAAACTCTGCTGGTACTGTTTTAAATACCAATCCTGTTGTCTTAGATGCCAATGGTCAATGTATTGTTTATGGTCAAGGTTCTTATCGTCAACAAGTTTTTGATGTAAATAATAACTTGATTTGGGATCAACAAGTTGATTCCCCTGGTTCATTTGGAAGTGTTAATACATTTACTTCAGATGGATCTACAAAAACTTTTTCTTTAACTGGAACGCCAGTAAGTTTAAATAGTATGAATGTTTCTATAAATGGAGTTACACAAATTCCAGGAACAAACTACACTTTAAGCGGTCAAACTTTAACTTTAAGTTCTGCAGCACCAATTTATTCTGTTATTGCAGTTCAATTCTAAATGACTAATAAAAAAATCTCAGCATTAAGTTCAGCGACAACCCCGCTGACTGGATCTGAAATTGTGCCTATTAATCAATCAAATGTTACTGATAGTGTTTCAGTTGCGAATTTAACTGCAGGTCGTTCAGTAAGCGCATCAGATTATGTAATGTCTACTGGAAATTTAGTTCCAAGTACCGCAGCCAAAGGCATCAATTTCACAGCCAACACACCCGCAGCGGGGATGACGAGTCAGTTGCTGAACTGGTATGAAGAAGGTACTTGGACGCCCAATATTGGAGGCAACGCCACATACACGGCTCAATCTGGTAAATACACCAGAATTGGACGAATAATTATTTTTTCTGGCGATTTGACAATAAATGTACAAGGCACTGGTTCCGCAGGAACAATCAGCGGTTTGCCATTTTCAGCAGCAGGAAACAATTCCGTATATGTTGGTTATTTCTCTAACTTAGGCGTGTCGGTTACGTCAATATCGCCGTTTGTCGGTGGTACGAGCATAAATTTGTACGGAACTACCGCAGCATCTGCTACAGCCAGTGCTTTAGGAATTATGATCAGCGGCGCACGATTAATGTTTTCTGGTTCTTACGAGGTATAAACATGTCACTTACAAAAGCATCATATTCAATGATAAACGGTTCGTCAGTTAATGTTGCTGACTACGGTGCAGTTGGAAACGGCACTGCTGATGATACTGCCGCCATTCAAGCTGCATTAAATGCCACGCCAAACTACGGGACTTTAGTGTTTGCTTCTGGCAATACTTATAAAACCACTAGCGCAATTACAATAAATCCGCAAGCATTGCACGTTGTTATTCAAGGCAACGGAGCAATAATAAATGCTGCCCACAATGGGAATGGACTTGTATTAGTTTCGGATAATGAAAATTACTCTGCACACGCAATTTACAATTTAAACATAATTGGGCCAAATGTTGTTTACCCTGCCAATGCAACGCAACTTGCAGGAACATCAACTGGCGCAGGAATCAGTATGGGGCATGGCGGTGCTACAAATACACCAGCAGCATATAATTGCCATTTTTATAATGTAAATATATCTCAATTTAAATATGGATATTATCTACAAAATGCCATATTGTGTAAATGGTACGGGGGAGATATTGAATGGAACAGGTACGGTATTTTTGTTGATTCTGGGCAAACTAACTCAAATGATTTTTTTGGTGTAAGTGTAAGAAGAAATACCTATTGCGGCTTTTATTCTGAAGCACACATTGCAACAACCGCATACCCAACAAATAACAGATTCTTTGGGGGAACTTTTGAATCAAATCAGCCATACCAAGCAGACACGGGGGGCTACCCAACAACACTGCTTACAAATGGTGAAGGCAATGCGGTTTTATTGCAGGGTCATGACCAGTTTATGATTTTTGAAGGAACGTATTTTGAGGCTCACAGCTATTCTGCGTGGCTTTCAAATGCTTCAGAATGTTCTTTTGTAAGATGTTATTTTAATCCAGGTTCGGGTACTGTAACTGGCGGCATCCGCATGGATTCCACTAATAATGGTTGCACATTTAGTCAATGCGTAGGCGATGCAATTACTGGTTGCCCCGTTGACTTCAATTTGCAAGTCAATCAGAATTTTAATCAATTTCTTGACAACACAGGTTTTGTGTTTAACTTGGCAGATATAGGTCAATACACAACCATAAGAAACAATAGGGCTAATTATCAAAACATTGGAACGGTTGCTGCAAACCAACAGCCATATACATCTTTGGCTTTGTTAAATTCAGGTTTAAGGACTGGTCGTGTAGTTGTTTCATGCCCTAATGCTACAGCTACAACTTTATTTTCTGTTGCTGCCGCTGGGCGATACGACATTTTTGTAGATGTTGTTGCAAATGACGCAGCAACTTATGGCGCTTTTGCCACTGTAATTATGGATACAACAGGACGAATAGTTGCCAACAACGCAGCACTGGTTGTAATTACATTGTCCGGAACTGACGTCAAAGTAACACAAAGTTTGGGAAGCACGCAATCGGTCAAAGCCGCTTGGACGTTTATACCTTGCGAAAATTAACTGGAGAAAAAAATGGCTATCAAAAAATCTTTGCTGTTAAAAAGTAACCTTGGTGATTCAACTAATGTTTCTTGCTACATTCGTGTTAAATCCGTAAATGCAACCAAAGCGGCAGCGACTTGTCAATACGACATAATTCGAGATGGTTCAGATTATGTTATTGAATCAAAACAGTTTTATTTCAATTTTGATGTTTCACTAAACGCACCAAATGCTTGGACACAATCCTATGTTGCGTTAAAAAATTTGCCAGAGTTTGTTGACGCTGTGGATTGCTAATCATGGCTTTTGATAAAACAACCATTGTAAAAGGCTGATATGGCTATCACATACAAATGGTCAATTCCTAAGATGACGGTTGCTCCATCGGTGAATGGGCAGACCGATGTGGTGATCTATGCCGATTGGATGTGTGTCGGTACAGATGAAGTTAACAACTTGACTGCTGCGGCGGCTGGAACGGCTAAGTTAGGCGAGCCAGCGAATCCATTTACTGCTTACAACGACCTGCAAGAAGCTCAAGTCTTAGCTTGGTGCTTCGAGCCTGTAACGTATAGCATTACAGACCCAATTACCAACGAAACCACTACAATTACGACTAATCTGCAACCAGACACAGAAGCCCAAGTAGCGGGTCAATTAGCTCGTCAACTAGCTGCTATTGCTGCCAATCCTCCTTTACCGTGGGTCAAAAATGGAACCGCCAATCAGCCATGAGCAAATTTATCAGCGTCTATTAGAAGTTGAAGCTAAGGTCGATTCCATTGACCGCAACACTAAAGAGCTTATAGACACATTCCAGGCATTTAAGGGCGCTATGCGTGTCATTGACATGATTGCTTCACTTGCCAAGCCTATGCTCTATATCACTGGCTTCCTTAGCGTTGTCGGTGTTGTATGGACTAACTGGAAGAAATAATGCTCGACCCTGTAAGCATCGGCCTAGCCTTAACAGGCATCCAAAAAGCAGTATCGCTGGTTAAGCACGCTGCTAAGACTGCTGAAGATGTGCAGTCTCTTGGCCCTGCTTTGGGCAAATTGTTTTCGTCAGCCAATACTTGCGAAAAGGCAGTTGCAGAGGCCAAGGCATCCGGCAACGCATCAAACATGGAAATTGCCATGCAGATTGAGTTGGAGTTGGATAAGGTTCGAGAAATCAAAGCCCACTACCAACTTGAGTTCATGAAGGTCGGCAAGGTTGATGTTTGGAACAAGATTCTTGAACGGGCTGGCAAGATGGATCAGGCCGACAAGTTTGCCGAGCAAGCAGCCAAAGACCGAGCAGCCGCCAAGAAAAAAGAACTGGATGACATCATTACATTTATGGCAATTTTTGCTACTGTGCTTGCAACGCTTGGGTTCTTTGGCTTTGTTTTCTATCAAGTTCACGATTTAAGGCAAGAGGCAGTGCATGGCTACAAGCATAAAAACTAAGCGCCAAGAAGACTTTATGTCTCGCCATTGGCGGGGTCTGATGGGGTTTACTTATTGCATCATTTGCTTCTTTGACTTTGTTATTGGCCCATGCCTTTACTTTTACGTCCAGCAATTTGAAACACAAGCCTCTAACGATGCTTATCGTCAATGGCAGTCTATGACTTTGCAGGGCGGTGGATTGTTCCATTTCTCTATGGGCGCTGTGCTTGGCGTTAGTTCATGGGGTAAGACGCAAGAGCGCACTTCTGATGGAGCAAAAACAAATGCTGCTTAATCCTTATTTTTGGGTCGCTCTAGCACTTAGCTGGCTGGTGGTCGGTGTCTCAGTCTATGAGCATGAAGAAACGAGTTTTAACAAGGAACGAGCAATTGCTCAGGCTGCATTAGATGCCGCCAACAAACACGCACAGGAGATTACAAATGATCGAGAACAACGAATTGCCAAGATTTCTAGCGATTTGGCAGCCTCGCAAGCAAAAGCTGACAAGTTTGCAAAGGATTTGCATAGCGGCATTGCCTCTGGCGCTGTTAGGTTGTCAATCCCCATTGCCAGTTGTGGCTCAGTGTCCAACGATTCCTCCTCTGCCAGCGGGAATACAGAAGCAAGAGCCGACCTTGACGCAGGAGTTAGTCAATCTCTTGTCTCCCTCACAGAAAGAGGCGACCAAGCCATAAACCAACTCAATGCTTGCATTGATGCTTACCAAACACTAAGGGATAAACAATGAAAGAGAACTTTGACGCTTGCTTGAAACTTTTGCTCAAGTCTGAAGGTGGTTTTGTCAACGACCCCAAAGACCCAGGCGGTATTACCAATTTAGGCGTTACTAAGCGTGTTTGGGAAGAATGGGTAGGGCATGATGTTACAGAAACCGATATGCAGCGTTTACAGCCTTCTGACGTTGCTCCGCTGTATCGTAATAAGTATTGGGATAGGGTTAAAGGTGATGACCTTCCTAGTGGTCTCGATTACTGCTGTTTTGACTTTGCGGTCAATGGAGGCGTTGGTCGTGCTGCTAAGTTGCTTCAAGCGATTGTCGGTGTTGACCAAGATGGTTCTATTGGGAACGGCACTATTGCTGCTATAAAAGCGCATGACCCTAAAGAGCTGATTGATTTGTATTGCGCTCGGCGGCAAACTTATTATGAAAGCCTGCCAACTTTTGAGCATTTTGGTCGTGGCTGGACTGCTCGGGTGAGTCGTGTTGAGGATGAGGCCAAAGAATTGCTTGCCTGACATATTGGCGTAATGTTTGACGCACCTAATTGCGCCATGAAAAACGTCCCAAATGCAGAGCAGGCCGAACTTTTTGATAAGTTTATTAAAAAATGGCAAGCAAAACTGAATTTGAACGATTGGCGCATTGAGCGTTATAACAAGACTGTTAGGGACGCTATGGCTTGTATTACCTTTGATGATGATGCAAGACTAGCGACTTACCAGCTTGGTTCGTTTGGTGAGGAAGAAATCACGGCAAGCAGTTTGGAATCAACTGCGCTGCATGAGGCATTGCACGTTTTTCTGCATGATTTGCGTAAATTCTCGGATGATGAGGGCGTAGAGCATCAAGTCATCAATGTGCTGGAAAAGCTGCTATTGGAGATTTAAATGCCTCTTATCAAACTTACAGATGATGAATTCTTGCAACTTTGGCGGGAACATGGCTCTGCTAGAAAAATTGCCAAGATTACTGGCATGGATCAGAGAAACATTTACAGGCGCAGAGATCGGCTAGAAGAAAAGATT